TGGTAATTGTTTAAAGATATCGTATGTCTCGTTGAAGATTTTATTAGTTTCAGTTAAGTCGCGCTTGAGAAGCATCGTTTCAATAATCTTTTTTACATATGGCTTAATAGGTGCAGGCATTGTCGTACGTACTACCTCAACACCGGTGTACTTAAACTTATCACAAGGTATACCTTCCTCATCTAAAACATGTAAGACGTAGCGCTTTTTTTGTAAAAAGAGTCCCGAATCTGCTATCGCTTCTCTCTTAAAAACTAATCTACAGTCTTTAGAGCCTAATGCATGCGTACCCCAAACTTTAATTTTCTCGTTCAAATAATCTTCTATATCTTGTACTTGTTTGTAATATTCTTGTGATATTTTACCACGATTATTAAGCATCTTAAGCCCAGTTTTGTTAACAATATGCTTGATAGAAATATAAGAACTGTCTGTGTCGTTATAAATTATAGGGCTCTCTTTAACTAGCTCGTCATCTGTTAATTTAGCTTTTTCCTTAATGTATTCTTCAAGTAATCGATTGGATTCTTTAATTACAGCTTGGCCAGTTAGTGTAATCGATTCTGCTAATTCATCGTCACCTAAAGGGCTATGCTTGTTACCGAAATAACCGTAGATGGTGTTAATTAAGATCTTAATTGTATGTTGGTTAATATTAAGATTATCAATTTCGTGCTTGAGTTTGTCAGCTTCTTCTTTAGGCAGTTCGGACTTTTTCTTTCTTAATGCGCTTAGCTTCTTTTTAATTTCAACGCGCTTTTTATAAAAATGATCTACAATTGAAGGGATAATACCTTTTTCTTTCTGCGTAAATAATATTTTAGCTTTTGATATCGATATCTCTTCTTTTTTAATAAAATCTATAAAATGATTATGAGATAATGTAAACATTTGTCCGTTTACATGCTTAATAGTAATTTCCTTTTCATTTTTATCTACTATACTTCCTACTTTTGTCTCCGGAGAAAGGTTTAATGTTATCATCACGCTCGGATATAGACTATTCGCGTCAAACGATACTATATGTTCTTGAAAGCCTTTTTGAGGTTCAGCAACGTACGCTCCCGCGTTCTGTTCATCGTTAAAACTGGTTTTATTAAAGGTAGGTATTCGTTGGTTCTTACTTCTTGCCTTGATAGCGCATAATCCTGTAATGACGGATAGAGAGCCTAGCGCACCTTCAAATGTAGTTAACCCTGCATATGCGATCATGCGCAGTAATTCCAAATATTGAAGCTTTTGCTCTAGTCTTACCAGGAGGTTAACGTCCTGAACGTTGTAGTCGACAAATGTTTCCCAATTATCGTCAGCTAGGCTTGCAAGATTTGTATCACCGTAATCAATCTTATTTTCTCCTAATTCTGTTTCACCGATATTGTCTAATTTATAAGACTCGCGTAATACGGGGCAAAATCTTTTATAAATATCCAAATAATCTACACAGGATATTCCCTCAATATGCCAGTGAACTTGCTCGCGACCAAATCTACCAGTGAATTGTATTGGTCTAATATAACCTACCGGTGACAATCTTTTAGCTTCATCTTCACCTAAGATTTTAGTAATCCTGTTAATAATATATGGTACATCAAAAAATTCGCTATTCCAACCTGATAAAATATCCGGGTAATCAGAAACAAAATAATTTATAAATTTACTAAGCAAATCTTTTTCTGTCTTACAATAGATGTACGTATGATGTTCTTTTTTATTTTGATATGGCTTTAACCCCCAAGTAATAAATTGACCTCTTAGGGTATCATATACAGTAATAATATTAATAGTATGTTGAGGGTCATCGGGCTTCGGGAAGTCATCAGGGCTATACGTTTCAATATCAACAAATAAAACACGAATAGAATTTTTATTAAAATCTTGATCTTCATTTTTTTCCCAAAAAGAATCAATTAAGAATTGTTGTTGTATATTAATATTTTCAAATACACGTGTAATTTTATTATCTTTTAAATACCTAGCTCTCTCTGCTTGGTTCTTAAATCTCTTCTTCTTAAGCGGTGTATTAAATATACTTTTACAGTCACTGTGGTTATTAGTTTCTAGAAATATATATGGCTCAAAAGTAGTATCGTAAGATATACGCTTACCAGTCTCGTCCCACGTAAAAAGACGCATTAACTGATCTCTCGGCAAATATGCTACATTTCTATACACAAGACTATTATAACTTGAATATTATAAATTACAATTAAAAAATACTATTGCTGAAGCTTTATTATATTTTGTTGAAAGCGTTTAACAACTTTCTCTCTTTATCACCATAGGGATGATTATATAATTCATAATACATTTGCAAATTGTCAGCATTTTCTAACCATCTCGATTCGGCGACTTTTCTAAATTTTGAAGACTGATTCATATATCTACCCTTCTTAGAAAGCGTTTCTTCAATTTGATTAATCATTTCGTCGCCTGTCCTAAATTTGATAGGCGCATTCTCATAAGTGCATAAATCTTGACAAGCAATAGGCAAGCCGTAGCAACAGGCCTCGATATATTTTAAATCGCTTTTTGCTCTATTAAAAATGTTATCTTGCAAAGGTGCAACAAGCATATTGATATTAAGGTTATAAATTTTTTCTGGGTATTCATATAAATGCTGCCATTGATGAAACTCAAGATCACCGTTATTTATATATGGTCTCAACGGTAGAGGAAAAGCTCCTAAAAATACCCATCTATATTTATGACGAGTCTTGACTATCGCTTCAATAACATGCTCAAAATCATCTTTAAAATTAACTCTATTATCTACATCAAAATGTGCGCCAGACCCTGCATACAATATTCTAGGTCTTTTTTCATTTGCATCAAAATTTTCTGATATTTTCTTTTCATTATAAAATCTCCCCATCCAAAATTTAGGAGGAAAATTAGGTATTACAGTAACGTTTTTATTATCAGTTTTAGACTTATAATACTCCTGCATAAACTTACATGTAACAGTAAGCTCATCACATAATCCCATAATTTCCTGAGCAGTTTGTCTAATCTTTGGATCGGTAAATGCTGGTTTAAATTTATTATATTCCGGAATATCTTCGGCAAAACATATATCATCAATTTCGTATATAATTCTAAACCCGTGCTGTTTACTAACTTCTCTTAAAAACTTAACAAATCTTAACTGATTTTCAGTAGCCTGTCTTTGTATTCTTACAGCCTTAATACCTCTAAAGTAATTATGATCAAAACACATAACAGTACTACCATGCACTATCATTTTTTGATTTGCGTTAAGCATATGCTCAGGCCAAATCATTCTCCAAAAACCACAACCACTATAATCAGCGTAATAATTTATAGCTCTATTTAAATCTAACTCTGGCGGTCTCATTGTTGGTTGTACCGGTTGAGGAGAAGTCGCGGGTAAATTTGGAAAAGGCGCAGCAAAGGGTGATTGACTAAAGGGTGAAACAAAAGGATTAACAACCATAGATTAATTTAACTCTCGTATACCTTGTAATCAACTCTTCTTGTGATGCCATTACTCTTTTCTAAGAATATAACATCACCTGTAGCTGTCTTAATACTTTCTTTTCTATGACTAATTACCATAATAGATTCGTTATACTTATCTACACGCTCTTTTAAAATATTAATGACTAGTTCAACACCGCGCTCGTCTAAGCTAGAGTCAAATAATTCATCGTAGATACTAAAATTAAACGCAACATCGCCTTGTAGGCGTCTAATATCCATAAACGTAAATAAGCAAGCAAGATCTATATTCTTTCTTTCTGCACCACTAAAGTTAAAGTAAGAGCATGATTTACCTTTATTGTCTATAATCTCTTCTTCAAAATACTCATTAAATGTACAAATACAATTTGCATCCATCTTTTTAAGGTAATAAGCTAGTTTACTATTAAACAATTGAAGAATTTTCTTAACAATAAACGATTTAACTCCTTCTTCTGATACAACAAATTTAACAACATCTAGAGTATTAATAGATTCTTTAAGTGTATTAATTTCTTCTTTAACTAAATTAAGTCTATCTGTTTGCTCTTTAATTAAAATATCGTATGAATTAGAGTCCTTCTCTATATCCTTTAGATCTTGATCTAGCTCAACTTGCCATTGATTTAATTGTACTAGTCTTTGCTCTAAGCTCTCTTTTTCCTTACGTTTATGATTAAATGAATTGATATTTTCGCGTAACTTTAAAAGTTTAGCATCCACTACATCTTGCGCGGTATTGAACTGCTTTTCTTCTTTTTTAAGATTACTAATAGCATCTTCATAATCTTCAATTTCTTTTTTAAACTTCTTTTTTTCTGAAACAATATGATTACGATCAACATCTTCTATAGATCTTAAGCA